AAGGATATAGATTTTGCTGCAAAGATTCGCTATCTCATAGGCAATCACCATATCTTCATACGTTCTCCCGACAGGGAACCGCAGCCCCTGCCAAAGTTTGCGCCGATACAGCCGGATACAGGAGAACATGGGCAAAGCCCCAATCACAAGCCCACGCAATGCGTTCAGTCTTGTGTACCTTCCGGCCTTGACCTTACAGGCGATTTCTTCCCGCCCGTCCGTCGTGCGGTATGTGTGGCGGCATACCACCATATCCGCGTTTTCTTCCTGCATGGCGGCAAGCATCTTTTCGACAAACTGCGGATAATAAAAATCATCGGAATCCAGGAAGCAGACCGCCTCGCCCTGCATCATGTCAAGCCCGACGTTTCGCGCCGCCGCAAGCCCTTGGTTTTCCTGATGTATGACCTTGACGCGGGAATCCTTCGCGGCGTACTCGTCGCATATCTCCCCGCCGCCATCGGTCGAGCCATCATCCACAATGATAATCTCCAAGTCCCTGTAAGTCTGGTTGATTACACTATCCAGCGCCTCCACAAGGTAGGGCTTGACGTTATACACAGGGACTATCACGGTTATCAGCAAGTTACGCGCCTCCCATCAAGGCCGCTATGCTCTTATCCTCCGGGCGAATCTCCGACATGAGCCGCGCCGCCTCAACGCCGTCTTTGAGCGCAGGAGCCATAGCCTCGGCATTGGCAAGTTGCTGTTGCCTTGCCTGTTCCTCTGCACGGACTTTCCGCATCTTTTCCACATCGTCCTCGTCCCGCATAATGCTTTCGGGCGTCCCCATGTATTGCGCGTGCTTTCGGATTGTCGCGTCGAGATCGAGATTGTCCATAATGTCCGGCGCAATTCCCGCAAGGTTGCCAGCAAGGGCAAGCGTCCTTTCGATACTCGGCGCGGCAACGGCTTTCTGTGCCTGCGCCAACAGGGAGATAAACTCCGCCTTGATGGTATTTTCCTGCCCTTCCAATTCCTGCGGCATGGGCGGGAAAAGGCCGTTCCGCAAGCAGATTTCAAACGTCCGCTTTGTCAGCGGGGAAAGCACTTCGTTGTGCATCTGCTCCAACACTGGCGACAGCATGAGAAGTTTTTCTTCGTGACGCTCTGCCACTTCCCGCGCCGTCATTTCCGGCGTGTCTGTCTGACTTAACATCACAAACAGGTCATTGAAGAACGCTGCCCCGATTTGACTTTGCTTGAATTGTATAGTCTGCATTACGTCCTCGCGGCTACCCGTCATTTCGTACAGCGGGCGGATTCCCTGCGAGATCGTGCCGTCAGGAACTAGCGTATTCTTCCCCGGCAATCGGTTGACCTTGCCAACGGAACTAGGAACAATCATGGGCGGGTTAGCCCTGTTTTCCAAAAGCTGCATATTTACTTCTTCCAGCTTTTGAAGCTGCATACAGTTACCCAAGGCATTATGTCCCGGGCCCGTCCCATATATCCCGTTCGCTATCGTCGTCCAACGTGGCATCATGAAAGGACACTCATGATAGCCCGATATGCGCAGGAATTTGTCTTGTGAAGTCGTTTCGAAATAGACCGCACGCCACGGGAAGTTACCCACGCCGAAAACGTCCGGGTCATAGTTTGGATTGCGGTCAATCAGGAATTGAACCTCAAAGTCGCTGTTGTCGTCGTTTTGGTTATACGCACGCTTGACCGCCTCGGAAACAACGTCCTCGCCAAACTCCTCGACCATTTGCCAAGCCTTGAAGCGCATCTTCCGGGCGAACCGCGCCACCCTGCCCCGCGCGTCAACGTCCCCGGCATACTCGCCGCAAGTGAACGGCCTGCACCATATCGCGGTGTTGTAATCTTCCAGCATCAGCGCCGCCGCCGTGCCAAACTGCGCTAACTCCGCCTCGATCTGGAGAAGCGTGTTGTAGACGTTACTCTTGGCGTAAACGTCCATGAGAATCTCTTTACACTCGTCAAGCCATAGCCGCACGGAATGAAACTCCGATAACTCCGCATCAGCCAAGCCCAACTCGAACCACGGGCGGGAAGGTGACGTTAAACCGCTATGAAGCCCCGCCGCGCATTTCCCGTGCGCTTCCATGGGGTACGGGTCTAATAAGAAGTAGTCTCGCCTCTTGCCCTCGCTTGTGCGGTTGTCCTCGTCGAATCGCCCCCGCGACGGGTTGATATACTGCGATAGCTTGCGCCATGTGTTTTCTTGCTGTGCGCGTTCATCGTACATTTGCGCTATAATGCGCCGCTTCTTTCGCAGCGCGTCGCCGTCCATGAGTGCCGCTTGTGTTGCTTTGTCCATACCATCACGCCCCTAAAAGGGTTTTCTTGATTGTCCCCGCAGCGTCAGAAGCAAGCGCCCCCTGCGTCTTGTCCGTATTCAGCCCACGACGGAGCCGCCGCTGAACATCCAGCCGGGAGCCGTTATCTTCCGCCGTAGTCGTAGCCACCGAACCGGGCGCCGCGGTCTTGACAGACGGAGCCGCGACAGACGCCGCCCTGCTCTCACCGCCGCCAAACAGGCCGCTAATCACACCGCCAAATAACTGCAAGTCAAAATTGAAATCCATATCACAAACCCCTTTCAATATCGCGCCAATGCGTCGTATTCTTCCTCTTCCGGCTCATACTTTGAAACGCCCGCAAAGACAGGCATTGCAAATGTCAACGCGAGACTGTCGGCATAGTCTGGACTCTTGCCGATTTTCTCTTTGATTTTGTCCTTCGGTTCCAACAAGATTTTGCCGTTACGGGCAAATGAATACTCGACCACGGACAACTCGCCTTTGAGTGTCGGCTCATTGGGAAGCGCCCCGCCGCTTTCAAGCCAAGCCTTTAACTTGAAATACATCTCCGCCCTTAAATTGGCGTATCTGTCCGTATCTTGTGGACTGCCTGCGAAATTGACTTCCGTGACGTTGTAATGTAGCATCCGAACACGGTCGACCACGCCCGCGCCCATCGCGCCGACGTCGACAAAGACCGCCGTTGGCTTGTATGTGTTGATTGCGTTTATCAGAACGTCCGCCGCCTGCATAGTGTCCAGCCCTCTATGCACCTGTTGACGCTGACACCATAGCCCCTTACGGACTGTTAGCACTGTAGCATCATCGCCAAAGCGGGCAACATCAAGGCCGATAATAACAGGAGCGCCGGACACGTCCGCCTCAGTCAATTCACGCTTGCTTGCTTCCGTCACAAGGTCAATCGGAATCACAACATCAGACGCAGAAGCGGAGAAGTCACAGTACAATTCCTGCCGTATAGCCATCGGCGTCATATCGCGCTGCATATCTTCCAATTCGTCAGCCGGAATAATACCAGTATCGGCTACAGAGTACAGACAGGAAAACCACGCCGGATCATTTAAGGCGCGTTGGTATGTTTCGTAAAATTGATTTTGACCTTTCGGCGTACCGATGAACACCGCCCAGCCTTCACGATCAGAAAGCGCAGGCCTTAAAACCTCGTCCCATAGCTCCTTTTTGATTTGCGCGTATTCGTCGAGTATCGCGCCGTCCCAGTAACCGCCGCGCAGCGCGTCGGGATGGTCGGCACCGATTATATAAATTCTCGCCCCGCTCCTGTTTGCGTGCTGTGAAGGTAACTCTATGTATAATTCGCTCTCGTTTACTTTGCGTTTCGGGATAACAGACGAATAAAACTTGACATATTCCCACGCGATCATTTTTGCCTGATTGCGGTATGGAGCCACATACGCAAAGCGCGGAGATTCACGCTTACACAATAGCGCCTGTTTGAGCATATGATTTATCACGCCAACGGTCTTTCCGAAGCGCCTGTGACAGACGAGAACGGCGAAACGGTGAGAATCGAGAGCGGGATGAATCACGCTTTCCCAGATCGGGCGCGGCGTGTATGGTATCTCAAAATCAACGCTCATTTTGTCGGCTCCTCGTCCTTTTGCTTTGCCTTCCAGCTGAATCTCATTTCCCCGTTTCCGCTGATCTCATTCTCGCGCTTATCTTTCCAGGCGTCAGGCCGCTTGTTTTTGAGGTAGAAGATCATTGCGGTTATATTTCCGTCTTTTGTCGCTGCATTGAAAAGCGCATTTTCAACCAAGTCAACAGAAGCGTCAGCCCCTCTTTTTATAGCGTCCGATATATCTTTAGATTTATCACGCCAGACAAAGAGAGTA